AGCTGGAGGCGGCCAAGATCGCCTTCACCGAAACCCTGCCGACCCGTGTCAACTCCGAAAAGTCGGCCATTGTGGTCATCATGCAGCGCCTGAACGAGAAAGACATCTCAGGCGTCATCAAGGAGATGGGCCTCCCGTATGTGCACCTAAACATCCCGATGCGCTTTGAGGCGGCATTTCGCTGCACCACCAGCATTGGCTGGACAGATCCGCGCACGCACGATGGCGAGCTGATGTTCCCGGAGCGATTTGGTGAAGCCCAGGTGGCCGAGCTGGAGAAAATCTTGGGAACCGACGGCACAGCCGGACAGCTGCAACAGCGGCCAGCACCTCGAGGCGGCGGCATCATCAACACCGAATGGTTCAATTTCTGGTCGAGTACCCCGCAGCTCGAGTTCCGCTTCCTGACTGTTGACACGGCCCAAAAGACTGCCGACCACAACGACTGGACGGTGCTGCAGTGCTGGGCACGCTCGACTGTTGGCCAGGCAGTGAAGCTCGACCAGATTCGAGGAAAGTGGGAAGCACCAGAGCTGCTGGTGCAGGCCAGGGCTTTCTGGCTCAAGCACTTGAACGACCAGCGGCCAGTGGCACTTGGCTCTGCCATGCGCGGCATGTACGTGGAAGACAAGGTGTCTGGCACAGGTCTGATTCAGACCTTCCGGCGCGAGGGCATCCCGGTGGTGGCCGTGCAGCGCAACAAGGACAAAATCAGCCGAGGCTACGATGCAGCTCCATTCATTGAGTCCGGCAACGTCCTGCTGCCAAACGATGCGCCCTGGCTGTCCGAATTTCTGGCCGAGGTGGCAGCTTTTCCGTCTGGCGCACACGATGACCAGCTCGACCCAATGTTCGACGCCATCAATCTGGTGCAGCGCCTACCGGTAAACAAGCAGCAATCATTCGTCCCTTTGCCAAACTTGAAAAAGTGGTGATTTTTTAAGCTCGGTGAGATAATCCGCACAAATTGAGGAACCAACATGGCCCGAATGAGCAATGACCAACGTCTCGCCAACCTTCACTCAGAAGCTCTGGCGCAGTTTGATGACGTACAGACAGCCCTCCGAGACGAGCGCTTGCAATGCCTCCAAGACCGGCGTTTCTACTCGCTGGCAGGCAGCCAGTGGGAAGGCCCGCTCTGGGACTTGTACGAGAACAAGCCCAAGTTTGAGGTCAACAAGATCATGCTCTCGGTGATCCGCATCATCAACGAGTACCGTAACAACCGCATCACGGTGGACTACGTGTCCAAGGATGGCCAGGAAAACGACAAGCTGGCCGAGGTCTGCGACGGTCTGTATCGTGCAGACGAGCAGGCATCCGTCGCAGATGAGGCCTACGACAACGCTTTTGAGGAAGCAGTCGGAGGCGGCATCGGGGCATGGCGCCTGCGCACAGTCTACGAAGACGAGGAGAACGACGAGGACGACCGCCAGCGCATCAGGATCGAACCCATCTTCGACGCTGACAGCTCGGTGTTCTTCGACCTTGGGGCCAAGCGCCAGGACAAGTCCGACGCCAAGTATTGCTACGTCGTCACCAGCATGACGCGCCAGGCCTATAAAGACACCTGGGGCGACGACCCAACAGACTGGCCTAAAATCATCCACCAGTACGAATTCGACTGGTGCACCCCTGACGTTGTGTATGTCGCCGAGTATTACAAGGTCGAGGAAAAGACTGAGACCATCCGCATCTTCCAGAACATCGCAGGCGAGGAAGAACGCTACACCCAGGCCGACTTCGCCAATGACGAGACACTGGAAGAAACCCTCGCGGCCATTGGCACGGTCGAGATCCGCCAGAAGCGAGTCAAGCGCAAGCGCGTGCACAAATACATCATGTCCGGCGGCAGCGTCTTGGAGGATGCAGGCTACATCGCAGGCAAGTGCATCCCCATCGTGGTCGTGTACGGCAAGCGTTGGTTCGTGGACAACATCGAGCGTTGCATGGGCCACGTGCGTTTGGCCAAAGATGCCCAGCGCCTCAAGAACATGCAGCTGTCCAAGCTGGGCGAGATTTCAGCACTGTCATCGGTGGAAAAGCCAATCCTGACCCCTGAGCAGGTCGCAGGCCACCAGGTCATGTGGTCAGAGGACAACCTCAAAGACTACCCGTATCTGCTCATCAACCCGATCACCGACCAGAACGGCAACCAGGCTGTATCGGGCCCAGTGGCTTACACCCGCGCTCCCAACATCCCACCGGCCATGGCCGCGCTCTTGCAGATCACCGAAACCGACATGCAAGACATCTTGGGCAACCCAGCCGGGGCCGACAAGATGGTCAGCGGCATGTCAGGCAAAGCCGTGGAGATGATCCAGACTCGCGTCGACATGCAGGCCTTCATCTACATGAGCAACTTCGCCAAGGGCATGAAGCGCTGCGGCGAGATTTGGCTCTCCATGGCCAAAGAGGTCTACATTGAAGACAAGCGCAAGATGAAGACCATCGCACCAACTGGCCAAGCCGGGATGGTCGAACTCATGCAGCCAAGCATTGACCAGCAGACTGGCGAAGCCGTCATGCAAAACGACCTCAGTTCCGCCACTTTTGACGTCGTTGCCGAGGTCGGCCCATCCAGCACCAGCAAGCGCGAGGCCACAGTCCGCGCCCTGACAGGGATGCTCCAGATCACCAACGACCCAGAGACCGCCCAGGTCATCACCGCCATGGCCATGATGAACATGGAGGGCGAGGGCATCGGTGACGCCAATGCCTACTTCCGAAAGAAGCTCCTGCGCATGGGCGTTGTCAAGCCCACAGACGACGAGGCCCAGGAACTCATAGCCGAGATGCAAGGCCAGACGCAAGACCCGAACGCGATGTACTTGCAGGCCGCAGCCGAGGAAGCCACAGCCAAAGCAGCCCAGGCTCGAGCCACCACCGTCAAGACCATTGCAGACGCAGAACTCAGCCGAGCCAAAACCGTCGAAACCCTCAGCAACGTGGACATGGATTCGCAAGACCACGCCATGAAGATGATGTCTGATCTAATACCGCCTGGGCAGCTGGAGCCAACACCCGGAACCACAGTGATCGTTGAGCCAGGAGCCTAAACATGGCAGAGCCAAGCATCAAAGATCTGGCGTATCGGACAGCCGCCAGCGTTTTCGGTGGTCCCGTTGATCTGGCCACAATGGTCATGAGACCATTCGGCTACAACACACCAGACACACAAGTGATGGGCGGTAGCGAATGGATCGGCAAAAAGATGGAAGAAGCCGGTCTGGTGAGTTCAGCCCGTGCGCCATTGACTGAGTTCATCGCATCGGTGGCAGTTCCAACCCCAGGTGGTCTTGCTAAAGGTGCCGCACTCGCAGCCCCAGCCCTTGGCGGGATATTCGTTGGCAAAGGTGCAAAAACATGGGACGCACTGGCTGCGCAAAAGGCCAAAATCATGGCGGACATGGGAACGGACCCGCGCACTATTTGGAAAGAAACTGGAACGTGGAAGGGGCCAGACGGCAAGTGGCGGCAGGAGATCAGCGACGATAAATCGTTCTACCGTGGCAGCAAAGCCGCAGGCAGCAGTTATGCAGAAGATGTGCATTTGCACCCAGAACTTTACAAAGCATATCCAGCAACTGGCGCAAGTCGAGTTACAGAATCACCGCATCAAGGTGGATCATTTAATCCTGTTTCAAGACAAATCACAGTTGGTCCCAAAGATGCCGGTTCAACAATGATTCATGAGCAACAGCATCAAATTCAAGGTTTTGAGGGTTTTGCTGAAGGTGGAAGCCCAAGCACAATGATTTTGACTCTTGAAGATTTGGCTAATCAAAAAAGACAAAAAGCGCAAGAGATGTTTAGGCTTTCCAGCGCGAATGATCCGCTTGATCCGTTACGACTTGTGAAGCCAGGCGCACGAAAAAAAGGTCTGGAGCTTGAAAAAGAAGCGCGTGATCTTGACTCAAAAGCATTGGCGGCGTATCACAGCGAGCAAGCAAAATTTGATCTTTACCAGCGTTTGGCTGGTGAAGCTGAAGCTCGCGCAGTGCAGCAGCGAATGAATCTCACTCCAGCACAGCGCCGTGCAACTTTCCCAGAGGAATCCTATGACGTTCCTTTGAATGAGCTAATCATCCGAGGCGTGGAGTGATTTTTCGAACCAGTTGTCAATCAACCCACAATTGAGTGACAATTGCACACACGGTATCCACCCAGCCGTTTCAATGGGTGAGTTTCACAGGGTCAACGATGAACACAAAGGCAGAACAGGAAGACGACACCACGAACGACGACACC